CTATAGGGGACCCCGTTCCCGCTACCGATGGAGAGCGTTTGTACCAAAACCGTTTCAACTTTTCATCATCTCTTGATTTTCAAGGTGAAAATACCTTCTTCTATCCTCTCATGTCTGAAGCCAGTTTCTATATAAACGGAAACAAGCTTCCAAATTTAACCAAGACCGATCATTCTTATTACAAATATCTAATTCCATTTCAAAAGAGGTTGGCAAGGCCAATCAGGAATATATACACATACAGTTTCTCGTTGAATCCGGTAAATGTGGAACCATCGGGAAACTTGGATTTTAGTCGGATACAATCCGAAAAGACTAATATTGAAGTTAAATTGGATACTTCTGTGATAGATATTACAACCGAGACATTCTCTCTACACATGTACTACACGGGCTATCAAACATTTGTCTTCCAAAATGGATTCATGTCACTTGCTTACTAAAAAGTTTATCCTTGTTATTGCTAATATAGTCAATGATGTTATTCTTGATACACCATTTGATGAAATTCAACTGAGCCAAAGTCGTTTGGATTTCATGAGATGTTCCCGGGACTACATAGGCAAACTTTTGGGACCGACAGAATGGATCAAAAAGTTGCTTACTGTAACCATTCAGACTAGACTTGTAGGCGCAGTGAACCGTAAATAGTTTACCGTCACATGTCTGATACGCAGTGTGGTTCTTTTTCGCATAACTAGTGATAAACCATTCCAAATTGCGGAGGCTGATACCACTTGACTTGTCTAGGATGTTCAGTAGTGTAGTCTTATTCTTTTCGTCGTTATAAAAGTTGTTTATAGATGTTAGTAGAATATCGTTTTTGCTCATTGTTATATTAGACCCCCAAATCTATAAGCTCGTTAGAAGATTCACATCCTGGACACCCTCTAACATACATTTTTTCTGGGCCGTGGTTGTGTAGACTTGAACTAGAAAACGTTCTCTGACAAACACGCTGCCCTTGTAAAGCGTGATGTCGGCAATATCCATTCTCAAATGCCTTGAACCCACATCTCTGACCATTATTTTTTGTACCCTTACATGTCGTAATCGTATAAGAGTCTGGGATGTCTTTTAAAAGTTGATCCAATGGTATACCATGCTTTTTTGAAATTTTCTCGGCGAAATCATTGACGACTATGTTTATACGCTCCTCCAACTCTTCGTCCATGAGTTTTACAACTTTATCATACATGCTCATCCTTACTTTGTGTTAGCTCGTAATTTTTAAATAGGTCTTCAACGGATTCCTCCTTTTTCATTCTTGCCTCCTTAAGACGCGCCCTCAAAATGGGTAATGTACCAGTCTCCTCTAAACCAAGACGCTTACATTCATTGATGAGTTCATCTTTCTTCATACCACTGAGGGATGGCAACTTCGGAGGCTTCTTGGGTTTATGTTGATCAATAATCTCACCGAAAATCTCATCTTTCACGTTGTCATAGAGAGGATCCAAAAGGTCGCACACAGGGTTAAGGAACTTGTTCAGGAAATAGTAATGATAGTCCACCGGTACCCCATTCTCCTCCACATACTTTGGGTCCTCGGCTTTCTCAAAGGCTTTGGCTTTAGGATCTTCAGTCTTTGTGAGAAGGTAGGGTACGCGATCTCCAGATTGTGGCTCTGAACCAGGCTTTCGCTGCCTCATCTTTGTCACTACCTGAACATGAGACTGGTTAATATTTATACTTTCAGGACTTGTAATAGATACAGCTCTACCTCCAACTTTGTAAGAATCTGCGAGAGACTGACTCAGTACCAACTTATGGTTAGGTACGTCACCAGAGAGGAGTTCAATAGCCCTCTCCTTGGCCAATTCCTTTGGTGGACCCGGGTCACTTGAAGTGAGCACTACATCTAGAAGCTCTTTACAAACCTCTCGAACGTGTGGTGTGTTGTCGCGTCTCACGAGTTGAAGACCCTTCACATCAATATAGTCCATATGCATCTGGTCATCCTTACCCTTTGTCCATAGCTTTGCCGCGTAACGCTTTTTAGAATACAAAAAGTAGGGCCAATACACCTTCTCAAGCTCCAGATTGTTTGGCTTTTTGAAGAGAGCTGAGCACTCCTCGGCGGCCCTCTCACCCACTTCCCAACTGTAAGCGATGGCTTCCTCACCCTTACGATCTCCAACATCAAACTCAACCATCACAGAATCCGTGTTATGAACCACCATATCACCTGGCCCCACGTGAAAGTGGTGAGATCCGGTTGTGAGGTCATACACATACCCCTCCGTTTCACCAACAAGTTCAAGCTTTTTGATGGCAATTGGATTCTTTCTCTGAGAAGATGTTGTCCATGTCTGTCTAAAAACATCTGGTTTATCTGTGCGAGTGTTGATAGATACGTTGTATCCAAGTCTTCTACCAATTATATACATACCCATAGAACCCTCTTTACCCTTGATGTCCATTCGGGTATAACCATGAACATCCTTATCACCGTCAGCCATGTAGTATCCATCCCAAAAGGACTTCACAACATTAGTGGGGGCAGACAAAATACATGCGGGTACAATCTTCTCTTTGTGCTCATTGTAAAACAGGGAGCGATACTTTACCGATACACTCTTTACATCACCGACTGCATTCAATTTGTAGACACCACTACTCTTAATCGTGTCATAGATAGTCGTTTCAAACGGACATAATCGCTTCATTTCTTCAAGGTATTCCATATTAGAATTATTGAGAGCCCACGTATACTTACCATCATAGTGACCACATGATCCATCACCGAAGAAAAATCCCATAACCTTAGCTTCATTTGTAGTGATTTCGGTATCATGGATTTTAAACGCATCCAAACAATTGCCATGTAGAAGTTCAGTTCCGAGTGTTACTTCAGAAGGTTTGATCATATCTTTGTTTTTTAGGAGAAGACTGTGATCTTCAGTCACGTCAACCACACCTGTGTGAGTCAAAACACGATGAATATTCTTTGTCGTTTTGTGTCGGACAATTTGTTTAATCGGTGTGAAACCATCTTCCGTCCATACTTCGGCGTTAATCTCGGCAATTTCTTTACCATCATCTCTAATTTCATAGAGATCTACGAGTGAATCAATTCTTTGTGTCTTAACTTCACCATTCATCCGAATTAGGAGGGGTGTATCGGGTGTGACAGAATCACCATACCTTACCTTTGATCCGGGGAAGTGTTTCTCCACATAGTTCTTAGTTTCCTCAATCATTGAACGACCCTTAGAAGTTGTAGTAGAAGCGATAGGAACACACGGAAGAATACCCTTACCAGCACCGGTGAAGCCGTAAACCGAGTTCATACTGATTTTATAGGCGAGCTGTTTTCCATTGTATACCTCTTTCATGAAGCCTGTGGCCGCAGCCATGTCTCGCTTAGCCTGTTTTCGGAACTGCTTGAGTTCCAAAAGAATGGCAGGCAAGAGACTAGGTACATCTTGAGCAAATTTGTATGTGCGATCACCAATCTTGAAAGTCTCGTATTCAATCCCAGGTACGTTTCCATACTTCTTTTCGTCCATCACATACGAAGAATAACAGAGGTTGTGGGCCATCATGATAGATGGGTATAGAGACTCAAAATCTAGGGCTGTAATTGGTGTATAGTAAGCACCTTTTTGCGCCTCAAGTACAGTAGCACCCTCATAGGGTTCTTCGGGGATAGCTCCATAACGAATGGTTGGCACCATGAAGCCGAGCTCCCTTGCCTTCTTGGTCAACTGGGAGAAGACCTTAATTTGCTGTCCGCGTTCAACCAGGAATGGCACCGGAACCCAAGTTGCCTTTGCCATCTCAACCAAGTTTAGTAGGGTACAAAGCTTCTTCATGAGACGGTGTGGAAGAAGAGTATCCTTAATACAATACTCAGCAACTTCCCTCAGCTTAACGGGATCTTCCTCTTTGTACCGAGCAAACATCTCTTTGGGTGCCATGTCAATCTTTTGATCTCCGAGGTAGAGCTTTGATACACTGTCCAGTTTGTAACTGTCAAGTTTGTAGCCCTTCTTAACTTCATGGAACAAATCAAAAATAAACCGACCACTCATCGGAAGAAGCTTCAAAAGATTATCACCTAGAGCGCTTGATGAGAGTTTCTTAATCACAAGCTCAGAATCGGTATCTTTCAGCTTTCCCAAGTTGTAAAAGTCATAGTGACACTTGTTAATCTGTGCACGTTTATAGATATACTCCATATCAAAACCGAAGATGTTCCATCCAGTAATGATGTCTACATCCTTAGCATGTAGATACTTCTGGAACGCCTCAAGCATTTCCCTCTCAGTTGCATAGCTACGAATATCACAACCCTCTAGATTTGGATCAGTTTGTTTATAACAGAGGCAAGTCTTATCATAGGGTTCATCAGAGCCAAATTTGCACAGAGAGATTGCAATTTGGAAACAAGCGTCATCGGGGATGTTTGCATCAGGAAACTTACCCGTGGAGCTATTACACTCAATATCAACCGAAGCCACTACAAATGGAGCAATGTCATCCCTAGCAACTGGTTTGAGAGTCGTCCAATCATTGCAAAAAAGATCAATATCCACATTCGCGAGATGAGATCGGACACACTTCTCACCACTGTCCAACCAACCAGTGGATTGAATACCAGTACGATGCATCAGACGAAGTACTGGATCTAGATTGGATTCGTACACCTTGACATTCCTCACACCAAAAAGTTCAAACAGTTCGGGGGTCCTGTCAAGAGGCTTTCTTAAGAATGAATCTACAAGTCGGCGAGCTTGTAAATCCTTAAAGTTAATTTTCATAAATGCAAACTCCTCATTATTTTGGAAACCCCAAACGTCTTTGGATTTCATGAGTGAATAGGCAACTAGCGAGTCTTTGCACTTATCACCAAGAATGTTGTAAATTCTTTGAACCTTTTGAGAATCAATGCCAGTTGGGAGTTTAATAAAAAAGTAGGGTGTAAAAGCTGTTGTCACACAGACAGACTTCCCATCCTCGGTCTTGCCGAAGATACTAATCAAGTGTTCATCTTCACCATCTCTAGCTTCCCATGTGAGCGCTTGGAAGACGACCATATCGGGGTTGTGTAATTCACGACCGAAAATTTTAATATACTTTATTAGTAAAAATGTCAGCTGCTTTGATTGACCTTGTTTCTAAAGGTGCTCAGGATGTGTACATCACTGGCCAACCTCAGGTCAGTTTTTTCCGTCAAAACTATAAGCG